AGAGGTGGGCTGGCCGGATGAGTCGGTCGGATCGGTCAGGTTCGACGTGGAATGGGTGGGCTGGTCGACATGGACGGGGTTGCGCAGGGCCTGACTAGTCGGCCTGGTTGGGCATGAGTGGAGCAGGCCCGTCGACAGGATCACGGCGCGGCCTGATGAGGGACGGTGAGGCAAGTCGAGCAGAGCTGGTTTGATCTCGGTGAGGCCTGACAAGTCGTCGTGGCCGAGGCGAGTAGCGGCACGCGCGGGGCTAGACCAGTCGGGTAGGTTCGGCGGGGATAGCGGTTGCCGCGGGTAGGGTCGTCGAGGCGATCAGGGAAGGGTTGGCGCGACGAGGATAGTCGCTGATGGCGCGACACGGCTCGAGCGAGAGCAGGCTAGTCGGCATGAACGGGGCCGGAGCGTGGCGCGTCAGGGCAGGTCGAGATAGGGCATGTCGGACTGGCAGGACCGGGCTCGTGAAAGAGCAGCGGCGGCGTGGCTGGTCGGCCAGGTCCGGAAAGGCATGGTCGGGATCCGAGAGGGTGAGACGCGGCTGGACGAGGCATGGCCCGTCGGCGAGGTCATGAGTTGGCTGGGGTGGTCGGCGCTGTCCTGGCGCGAGCTGACACGGATAGTCGACTGGAATGGGAGACGCGTGTAGCCCGCGCGATGGCGGGCTCTTGAATCGGGCTGGCAGTTGTGAAGGGTTGTGGCGACGCGACCTCAGCCCCGGCAACGTGGACTAACCAGACCATCCCAAGTCCGACGCGACGGTGTGAGCGTCGCGTCAGCCGTTCTTGCCATGGCACGTTGCCGGGACCGAAGTCGGTGCGGGGTCGAGGCGGCCAGCACGCGTCAGAACCGCCTCGCACTCCATTATACTCTGTGATGCATCGGGCAGCCACTCTGGCGGCCACCTGGCGGCCACTCGCGGATACCTTTCCTACTGCGCGCGCGCGGGCCCGCGCGCGTGCGCGCGTACGCGCGCGCGTAGTTAGAGCTTCTCACAGGCCCCCACCTGGATCTCGCGAATCTGAAACAGCTCTGTAACTCGCGTGACTGGCTTCATGTACTTCGTGATGTATAATTATCGCAGTACGACAGACCCAGACAGGAAGTCATCATGCTCATTCAGCAGCCACCATCCCGACAGCCCAGACAGCCCAAGCAGTGGCAGACCGGCATCGACAAGATCTTCGCCTGGACGTTCGTCATCATGGGCGCCCTCAGCGCGCTCGGAACGCTCAGCAGGCCCGAGCCCGACGCCGCCGAGGCCCTCGTGGCGTTCATCTTCGGCGGCCTGTGCTGGGGAGGCATCGTGGCGTTTCTCGTCTGGCTGTACCGCACCATGGTGAAGTGATGACGACCACGGAAGATCTCTTCGCTGCGGCGGTCGACGAGAAGATCGCCGAGATGAAGCGAGTCCTTCACTACAATCCCAGTAGATTCGTTCTGGAGATTCATAAGAAGGGGGTCGTCGAAGCCGCGAAGGCGCTCGTCGCGACCGGCAGTGAAACGCGAATCCAGTCTGGGTTCACGCAGCTCGCGCTGGCGGGACGACTCGACCTCTGCATCGAGAATCTGATAGTTCAGCCCCAATTTCGTGATCTCTTCACGCCGCTCGAGCGGCAGGAAGCGAATCGACGGATTGGCGGCTCCGGTCGACGCCCGTCGAGACTCTGATGAGAGTCATAGGTTGGTGCGAGCTCTGCAAGAAGTTCAAGTCGGTGCGGGTGCTGCGCTGGTGGGGCCAGGCCGCGATCGGAGTGTGCGATGACTGCGATGACTAGCTACGCCGCGACCGACGTGACGAACGCTCAGGCCGAGGCGATGGCCGCCACTCGTGAGGCGGCGGCCCGCCGCGCCAGGCTCGCGCCCTTCGCGCAGCTGAGCTGTCGGGAGGCGGCGGTGCTGGTCGAGATGATGGAGGGCCTGAGCGCTGACGAGATCGCGGCCAAGCACTTCGTCAGCACCTCGACGGTTCGCACGCAGATCCGAGGCATCCTCAAGAAGCTGGGCGTCAGCTCCCAGCTAGCGGCCGTCGCACGTGCCTACCAGGCCGGATGGCAGCTCGACTGAGAATCTCGGCGAACTGCTGGACGAGAAGTACTCGTCAGTGTATAGTGTTCTCGTGACCCAGACGCAGACTCCAGACCTCGACCTCGGCACCTCGCTCATCAACGCAGAACCCGCTACTTGGCCAAGGCTCCAGCTCGGGCGTGGCCGCGCACCTCACGCTCTCGCGCTCAGTCGCGTCGGTCGGCTCCTGTACTACACCTCCCGCCGTCATGAGGACCCCGTCTCTGTCGCCATCTCGGCTTGGTCGCACGGGGTCATCTCGGCCGCAGACGTCGCCGCGGTCAAGGCCGCCGTCGCCTGACCCCGCTCGTCCCGCCACAGCCTCGGCCCTTCGGGTCGGGGCTTGTTGTGGCAGAAGTCCAGACACAGACAGGAACCAACAGCATGCGCAAGTCACTTCTTCTCGTCCCCGCCCTCGCACTGGCCGCCCTCGGCCTGGCCGCTTGCGGAGGTGGTGAGGACCACATCACGCTCGACACGTCGACCGCTGCGGCCACGACGCCGACCAGCGCCGTGTTGACCGTGCCCGACTCCAACTCCGCGCCCGCCTCGACTGAGGCGCCCGCACCGGCTCCCGAGACGACGGCCGACGGCTCGAAGTACACCCAGAAGCAGCTTGACGCGGTCAAGAAGCTTCAGGACAAGTACCTGGCGAAGTACCAGGGCGTCTTCGACGACATGAAGGCGGCTCTTGGTGATGGGTGGGGCGCTGAAAGCGATGACTCGATCGAGGACACAATCGCCGACTCGTGCAAGAAGCAGTACCAGAGCGACGATGAGAAGGCCCAGGCCGCCGCGATGGTCACCATGTTCATGGGAGAGACGCTCGCGAAGAACCACACGGACGCGCTCACGATGGTGGCTGACGGGGTGAAGTTCGACCAGGAGGTCGCGAAGATCGTCGGCTGCTGAACTGGCTGGCTCGGTTCTGGTTCGACCGATACGATGTGGTCGAGCAGAAGTCCCACCCATTCACCTGCTTAGGCATCGCGACAGCCCCGCTTTGGCGGGGCTGTCGTGCATTCCTCGTCTACTCTCACACCGTATTGGGTATATACACCTTATGGTACAACAGACCCAGAGCTATGATGAGTGGATCGACCGCGTCGCGATTGACTCCAACGGCGACAAGATCGGTACCATCAAGGACGTGCTCTACGACGACGTGACGGGTCGGCCTGAGTGGGTGACCGTCAAGACCGGTCTGCTCGGTCGTCAGTCGATCGCTCCCATCGCCGGCGCGACCTTTGAGCGGCGCGACGACGGCGACATGGTGATGCGACTGCCCACCACGAAGGATCGGATCAAGGAGGCTCCGGACTTCGACACGGACGGCTATCTCACGCAGGACGAGGAGCGAGAGCTCTACGCTCACTACGGCTTCATGCATGGCGAGCGGACGGCCGAGGCGTCGTATGGTAAGAACTACGCCACGGTCAGTCGCCCCGACACGGGGTACCAGCGTCACCGCTGGGACCGCGACAGCAACGAGTGGCGCGAGAACACCGAGCGTGCGACCGCGACGACTCAGGAGGTTCCGGTCGAGGCGACCGTTCCGATCGAGGCGACCGTTCGGCTTCGGCGCTACCAGACGCAGAAGCAGCGCACCGAGACTCGCACCGTGCAGGTCCCGGTGACCGAGACAGAAGAGCATGTGGAGGTAGCCGATGTCGACGCGGAAGCCAAGACGCGCCGTACGTAAGTCGCTCGTCGTAGCGCTCGTAGCCGTGGTCATGGTGCTGCCGACTAGCGTGATCCTGGCCTCACCGATAGGCGCTCAGTCGACGACCACGACGACGACGATCGACAAGGACAAGATCGAGGACAAGGTCAACGACGTCACGGACAATGACGACGATGACGACAACGACGGGCTCTGGGGACTGGTCGGGCTCGTCGGCCTCCTCGGCCTCGCCGGTCTCGCCGGTCTGAAGAAGCGCAAGCCCGACTACACGACGGTGGGCGTCCCGCCGGCCGACACCACTCCACGCGGCTCTAGTAGCCACTGACAACCCATCCGCGCGCGGCAGCCCTCGTCAGTCAGGCGGGGGCTGTCGTGCGTTTCCCTGGTAGTGTAGACCCATGAACGCGGCGGTCATATCTTTCGGAGTCATCGTTTCGGTGATGACGATCTGTGGGTCGGCACTGGTCTGGGCTGATAAGCCCTTTACCGGCGCCGTGCTGTTGATCATCGCGATCTTCGGCGCGCTCTCCCTGCTCGGCATGATCGTCTCGACCGGCGTCGCCCGGCCTCCCGCTCGAGTGACGGCGAGCGGTCGGTCATGACCTTCACCGAGGCCGAGGCGCCGCCGCCTGACGAGGCCCAGTCGCGGCTGGAGAAGCGGATGGCCGAGCTGGCGATGCTGGCGTTGGTCATGGCACAGAACGGAGAGGACGACGAGACCGACACTCGTGTCCTCATGAGGACCGCCCGAACCGTCGCCAGGCTGTCCGTCTACGCCGCGATCGCGTACGCCACGAGGGACCGAGGCGTGAAGGGACAGGTCGACGACGTACTGGCTCGCAGTACTACTGACAAGAAGGCGATCGATGACTGGGTCGAGCAGAAGACCAAGGACATCGCCGACACCGTCCGTGGTCTCGCTCATGAAGCCGCTCAACGCATGAAGCCTGCGCCGGGAGAGTCGGAGAAGTCTGGTCCAGAGCAGAACCAGGAGCGACGAGACTGGGTGCGGTCAGCGGCCGACACCCTCTCGACCCGGACGGCGGGAGAGGCTGTGCTCCAGCTCGCGGGGCCGCTTCAGACACAGCTCGGGCAGGACCTCAAGAAGGTGTGGATCAGTCGAGGTGACAACCGGGTTCGCGAACTTCATCGCAAGCTTCACGGGAAGACTGCGGACCTCGACAAGCCGTTCTGGCGAGAGCTGGGAACTGGCAAGCAGCTTGGCTTCCCGGGAGATCCACGAGCTCCTCTCGACCAGACGATCAACTGTCGGTGTCACCTCTTCTTGGTGCGAGCCGACCAAGCGCCCAAGGCCGAGGAAGTCCTTCACATCCCCGCGTCGGACTTCGCACTCGCGGCGGCGGCGAGGCTGAAGCCGGAATACCCAGAGATCGGAATCAAGCAGGACTTCGAGGTGGTCTATGGCGCGTAAGGGCGGCCACATGCGGCCGGAAGATGAGGACTTTCGAGAGAAGCCCCCGCCAACGCCACCCACCGTCGTGGACCCGCACGACGACTATCGAGATCGCGCGGTGCAGGCGTCCAACTTTCGCTTCTGGATGACGACCCGCGACGATCCACGCTACCGCGACCTCAAAGAGGCAATGGACAAGGCCAAGGCATGGGGCGTTCGCTTCGACCGGGAGAAGATCCTCGAGAAACTCGACTGGGATGAACACCTTGTAGAGCTCCTGACCGCCGCCGAGATGGAGTGGCGGGTCGACAAGCGGGGGCAGGAGAAGCTCAGGAGTAAGATGGACATCGACGCCGACGCGAGGTTTGACTACCGGAATCCTGTCATGGCCCATTCGATGACCTGCAACTTTTCGCTGTCGACCGGCAACAGGTGTGGCGGTGAGGTGATCCATGGAACGACGCGGTGCCGACACCACGGTGGTGAGCTCGTCGATGCGACGACCCGACGCGCTGTCCTCATGTCATCCTATCTCCAGCTGGTCGAGGCGACATCAGTCGCGGTCCAGGCGCTGGTCGACGTGGCCACCACGAGCCGGAATGACCTGGCTCGAGTCAACGCAGCCCGGGAGATCCTGGACCGTGCCGGTCTCACCGCAGAGCTTCAGGTCTCGGTCACGATTGAGGGTGAGGGACGTGATCAGAAGATTGCGGCGCTGAAGTCGAAGCTCGACTCGATGCAGAGCGGGCTTCAGACCAGGGCCGTCGACGCGGCGAGTCGTGAGGTGGTCGAGTTGGAGGCTGGTGACTGAGCTCCTGGTCGTCGTCGTCATCTCAGCGCTGATCGGCTTTCGCCTGTCGCGCGCTCTCTCGATCGACTACGTCGGCCATCCCGTTCGCTTCTGGGCGGAGCGAGTCCGGTACAGGGACCCGAACTCGCGGTGGCGCACCTGGCTCGAGCGGCTGGTCCAGTGCCCGCACTGCACCGGCTTCTGGATCACCGCGGTGGTCGGGTTGATCGTCTCCGCGATCCTGCTCGACGTCGACTGGCCTGTTGACCTGGCGCTTTGTCTCGCGGCGACCGGCCTGCAGTCGCTCCTGGCCAGCTACGCGGTCGGTCACGAGCACTGATCCCGAGAAAGTTCAGCGAAGTGCTGGACGAATAATACACGTTAGTGTATAATGCTCCTCACAGACACAGACAGGAGCAACTTCAATGTTCATCCGCATCCCATGGGTGAAGAAAGACCGAGGTACGCAGTACCTCACCCGGCGCATGGAAGAGCGCGCCAACGCGACGAACCTGCAGCGGATCGCCTCGATGATGGAGGATCAATGCCGCGATCAGCACGGGTCCCGAGGGAAATCCCAGTGACGAGGGTCGATCCGCCGTGGCCGCCGGTGATCAACGCCGCGCCGCCCGCACGACTTCCACAGGATCGCATCGTCGGTCTAGCGACGATCGCGATCAGCTCAATCGTCATTCTTCTGCTCGTCGCCCTCTTTCTCGCGATGACGCACGGAACGGTGGGTGAGGCGGTTTACGGTGGCTGAACAGTGGACGAGGCGGACTACGGTAGCTGAAGTTACCACCATGCGCGAGTACCTCAGGAAGAGGCGCGCGTACAATCGACAACTCACGCTCTTACGGAACACCCCGCCTCATTTGAAGCCGCCCGCAGGCTGGTACCCGAACACGTTCGGCCTCGGCCAGTGGCGCTGGTGGGACGGCGCGCAGTGGACAGGATGGACGGCATGAAGCTTCACGACCACGCAGTCGTGATCGGTAAGAAGACGTTCGAGGTGTGCGATGGCCGCAAGCCCGACTTGATGTTGGTGCAGCACGGGTCGTACATCATGATGTTCGTCGGCTCTGACGTTAGCAAGCTGCTGGCGGTCTCTCGTACGATCTCTCACGTCATCAAGCTCGATAGCCTCACGCTGGTCGCGGACACGTACATGTCACTCGGCTGGAAGCCGGATGACCAGCGAGTCGGAAAGGCGCCGCTCGAGTACTGGTTCCAGCAGGGTGCCGAGGACGTCGCCGAGGCGCTTCACGTCACGACCGTGACTCCCGACGACGTGATCATGACCGGTGTTCCGTACCACTTCGTGGGCGGCGACTTTACCTGGCTCAACGACGAGGGGACGCATCTTCAGACGACGGTGAAGGGTGCCGGCGGTCGCGTGCATGACATCCTCGTCACGACGCTCATGGCAGAACCAGACAGCGACGCGCCGCCGGTGACCAACGCGGCCGAGATGAAGGTGCTCATGGACATGATGCTCGAGACGTTCGACCTGCAGGGCGAAGTGTTGTGGTCGCCTGAGATGGTGGAGTCGTGAGTGGTGACTGCTTCGTCGTCGCGTTCCAGTACGTGTTCGACCATCGCGCTGACGATCGGGTGAGACTGTGTCACGGTCTCCCGGTCGGAACCGGGAAGGCGAACATGGGCGAGCGATTCGACCACGCTTGGGTGGAGGTCGGCGATCTCGTCATTGACAAGTCGAACGGCAACGACGTGATGGTGACTCGCGAGTTCTACTACCGGATCGGTCGCATCGTGCCCGACTCGGTGGATCGGTACACCGCTCGTGAAGCGGCGATGCTCGCGCTGGAGTCTGGTCACTATGGGCCGTGGGACGGCGGAAGCGCCAAGGAACAGCTTGCTCTCTGATAGAGTCGACGGTCATGGCCGTCCGATTCTTCGAGACCGGCGAGCGCGAGGAAGACTACTTCGCGACGCTTCCCTACAACGCGCCTCGCGCGATCGTAGCCTCAGCCGAACAGCTGAAGCTCTCGCGCTCTGGCGACCGGATCGATAAGCGGCCGACCTCGGCGTGGCAGACTGCCTCGTGGCAGATGTTCGACGCGATCGGCGAGGTTCATTACGCGTTCGAGCTGATCGGTCAGATCATGAGCCGGGTGCGGCTCTACATCGCGGTCGTGGAGCATCCTGATCAGGCGCCGGTCCACATCTATGACTACCTGAAGCGGATCGAGGACGCGACGGGTCAGCGCCCTGAGCACACGGCGAAGGTGCTCAAGGACGCGACTGACATCCTCGACGAGCTTCAACTGAAGGCCAACGGCGGCATCTCTAACGTTCTGCGGCTCATGGCGCTGAACCTCTCCGTGCCGGGTGAGATGTACCTCGTCAATCACAACGACCAGTGGTACATCGCTTCGACGGACGAGCTCACGCAGTCCGGTGACACGCTCAAGTTCAAGCGGAGCCGGTCGCGGTCGAGTGGGACTCGCTCCACGAACCAGGGCGAGACCGTCGATCCCAACGCGTTCGTCGCGCGCATCTGGCGCGCCCACCCGCGCTACACGGACGAGCCCGACAGCTCGATGATCGGCGTGCTTGACGACTGTGAACTCCTCGTCCTGCTTCAGCAGGCGATGCGCTCCATTGCCCGCTCCCGCATGAACGCCGGCATCATGTTCATCCCGGACGGGATCACTAGCTTCGTCGCTAACTCAGACGGGATGTCGGTCGAGGAAGCGCTCGCTCGAGCCAGCGTCGAGTCGGTGGAGCAGGAGTCGGCTCAGGCCACGGTCGTCCCACAGATCCTGAAGGGTCCGCTCGAGCTCGGCAACGGCATCAAGTGGATCCCATACGGTCGTCAGATCGACGCCGCGTTCACGGCTCTCGTCGACCGCACGCTGCAGCGAATCCTTCAGGGGCTCGACATCCCGAAGGAGATCGTGTCGGGTCTCGCCGAGACTCGCTACTCGAACGCGATCGTGATCGACGACAACCTCTTCAAGGCTCACATCGAGCCTCTCGTCCTGCTCGCGGTTGACGCGATAACGAGTGTCTATCTCCGCCCACAGCTCAAGAAGAGGACGGGGTTGGACGTTCTGCGTAACGTTCCGCTCAACCCCATGGTCGAAGAGGTAGAGGAGGAAGCCGCCTCCAACATCGTCAACCGGATCGTGGTCTGGGCTGACACTTCGGCGATCGTCACGAGACCCGACCGGAGCCAGGCGGCGAACGATGGGTACGACCGCAAGGTCCTCTCCGCGGCGGCGTGGCGGGAGACGCGAGGCTTTACTGAAGCAGAGGCGCCGAAGGATCACGAGATCCTCGTGCGCACCATCCTCGAGCGTGGCCAGTTGCCGCCGGAGATCATCGACGCTGTCGTCCGGTCGCTCGACCCGACGTTCTTCCAGCGCCAGCGCCAGGAGGCGAGCCAACTGCCGGCTGACGTCGAGTCGATGCTGAACGGCGATCCGGGTGCGGTGACCGACCAGGCCGCTCCGACCCCGCCAGGGCCGCAGCCTCGAGACGAGCTGGCGACACCAAGGCCTCAGGACGCCAGCGGGCCTACGGGTGTCGAGCGTGCCAGGAACGGTCAGTCGCCAGCGCAGGGCGGTCCGATGCCGCCGCGTCAGCCGACTCCTGCCTGAGAAATCTCAAGATCTCGCTGGCAAAGTAGTACACGTTGGTGTATAGTGTTCTCATGAGCCAGACAGAGACCTTCGCCCATCCGAACGGCAAGTCCAGCGTCACGATCACCGCGCGCCCCGAGCGAGTGTTCGTTCACATCGACCAGTCACCTGGTGGCATGTACATCGAGTGGTTCGCCGACTCGGTCGACAACGCCAAGCGCGAGCTCGTCGAGGAGTTCGAGTTCGAGATCGACTACGTCGATGACGAGCGTGGCGAGGAGGATGTCTGCGAGCGTGGGACCCTCGGGTGTTGCGTTCACCACGTCACTCGCAACGGCAAGTGCGAGACCTGGTGATTGGAACTCTCATCCACGAGAGTGTATAATCATGGAGATGACTCAGACAGAGAATGCCTCGCTTGAGGTGGGCCAAGTCGTAACCGCGTCGCCATGGCGCGGTTACTTCTTTCGCGTGTACCGCGTCAACCCAGACGGCCATCTCACGCTGTATGGTGGGTTGGCAGGTCGAGGAGGCCTCAAGCGAGTGGGCTTTCGTGATGCGGCGAGCGATGACGTGAAGCCGATCACCGACTCGCAGGCGAAGCGAGCCACCCAAACGATGACGTTGATCGACATCGCGCAAGACGCCGCGCCCAAGCCGCGCGGTCGACGTAAGTCTTGACTCAGACAAGGATCTATCCGTGTACGACGACGAACGGGGGCGACGACGTTGTCCTCTGAACGGGAAGGTGTTCTACTCCACGAAACAGGCAGGGCGGAGAGCTATCTACTACACGAATCGCCGAAGAAGTGACAGACGAAAGTTCACGACGTTTAGATGCGCGATTTGCCCGGGCTATCACATCGGACATCGCCGTGAGCGTTGACGGCGCTCAACTCGACCCACAGCGTGGCGCCTGGCTCTCGCCAGCGGATCAACGACGGTGGTCCATTCTCGACCGTAGTCCGTTGAGGGAGCACGTGTCCGAGGACGACACCGTGTTGATCCTCGGAGCGGGCACGGGATTCGCGAGCTTTTGTTATCGAGCGTTGCTCGTCAAGACGATGATCGCGGTCGACTTGAGCCCAGAGCGGCTCGACATGTTGAACCGGTCGTACAATCAACAGCCCGGGGTCATCATCGAAGAAGATGACCCTACAGAGGTTAGTGACCTGGTCGATAGGTTCAACCCTAGCGTCGTCTTGCTCGACCTGCGCGGTCGAGAGACTTCGATGCACGTCGCGCTCGACATCATACTCAACAAGCTCGACAGCGTATGCGTGCTCGGCATCCTGTACGCGAAGCCGTACACGGATGAAGCGATGGGACTTGAAGAGGCCCTGCAGTGCTGGGTCGACGAGGAGGATGATCGTTGGAAGGTCGTGACGAAGCCCCAGTCAATGTTCGCCGTCTACACTCGCTAGACGTTCATCACTCAGGCTTTCTCGATGACGCGATTCGCATCTCCCACTCTGACATCTCGGAGTGGATCAGGTGTCGGCGTCGCTTCGACTGGGGTTACATCCAGGACATCCAGCCGCCGCTCAAGCTTTGGGGGCCGCTCGCCTGCGGCAACCGCGTTCACGAGGCTGTTCAGATCTTCTGGCTCAGGGGCACCGACCCGCGTGACGCGTTCCAAGCGCTCGCGGAGCGTGACGAGCAGGTGCTCATGGACATGGATGTTCCGGGCTGGGCGATGGACGAGTTCTACACGGACGTCATCCTCGGCAGGAACTGCTGCGTCGCCTACTACAACTGGCTTCGTGATGAAGGACCATACGACGGGTATAAGGTCGCGTCCGAGCAAGTGCTTCAGGCGCCGTTCCTCGCCGGTCAGGTGCGACTCATCGGGAAGGTCGACTTGTTCCTGACTCGCGAGATCGACGGAGCAATCGCGACCGACGACATCAAGACGGCGTCGCCGCACACTCGAACGTCACTGCCACCCACGCTGGAGAAGAGCTACCAGCACGTGGTCTATCAGTGCCTCGTGAACCTGCTCACGTCCGGTCGAGTGGTTGGTGATGCGTTCTACACCGTTCTCTATAAGCTAAAGGTTCCAGAGCGAGCGCTTCATCCGATGGTGGAGCGCTTTCACGTGCCAGGGTTGACTAGCGCGTTGCCTCGTCGGATCAAGCAGCTTGAGGCGATCTGCGCCGACATGCTCGAGTTCATCTCGCGTGTGAACGACGAGCGAGCTTATCCCACACCCGCGGACTCGTGTCGTTGGTGCGACTACAAGCATCCTTGCCAGCTTCAGGACGAAGTCCCGCTGGGGGCGGCGAGCATGCTCACAGCGGAATTCACTAGGGGCGGCCGGCACGCTCGGTACGACGCAGACATCGAGGGGGAAGAATGATTCCTGACGGATGGTGGGGGCTGCTTCCCGTAGAAATCTATCGTGATCCCCCACAGATTCAAGGCGTATTTCAAGCTCGTCTGCCTGAATCTTGTCGAGGGTTCAGATGTGTTCGTCAGCTTCAGGGCGAACATGGTTTCAATGCTCGTGGTGTGTTCTTCAACTTGTTGACTCTTGAAGCTGAGATTGGCGTAGTCAAGCACATTTGCCGAGAATGTTTAGACAAGTACCTTCGCCATGATCCTCACTATGAAATAGTGATCCAAACGGCGAAGGACTGGCTCGTCTGACTGCATATCGCTGCATTGCGATGGCAGCCATCGTTCCTGTCTGATAGTGTATACGCACCGACTCAGACAGGAGACCAATGCAGCGGGCACTCACCCTGCTAGTTCATGGTGCCAGTAAAGCGGGAAAGTCGGCATTCAGTGTGACTTGCCCAGCGCCGCGGCTCTACCTCGACGTGGAGTCCGCGAGTCGGTTCCTGGCGATCAGGCCGAAGCTGTGGAACCCGGCGGCAGAGTCTCCTCCCGACTGGGACCCGTCATGGGACACGTGTGTCGTACCCACGCGGGACTGGGCGGTGGTCGAGCGGGTGTACCAGTGGTTGGCCAGCGGTCAGCACTGCTTCAAGTCGTTGGTGATTGACTCCATCTCGGAGCTTCAGCAGCGCTACATCGAGACGTCGTCGGGACGTATGCAGCCGACCATGCAGCAGTGGGGCGCGACGTTCCGGGTCGTCGGCGGCTTGGTGCGCGACATTCGAGACCTGACCCAGCATCCGACGCATCCGATGGAGTGCGTCGTGATGACGGCGATGACTCGACAGATTGACGGGATGTGGAAGCCGTGGCTGCAAGGTCAGCTGCAGACGGTGCTCCCGTATCTGCTCGACGTGGTTGGATATCTCTGGGTCGAGCAGGAAGTGAACGAGCTTACGGGCGAGACGATCGAGACGAGGAAGCTCCTCACGCGTCGGACCGCCCAGTTTGAAGCGGGCGAACGCGTCGATGGAAAGATCCCCATCGTCGTGAACATCACACCAAGGCAGCCCGGTGAGCCAGGGCACGACGTGGAAGGGTTGATCAGCATGGTCTTCTCACACGCCACAGACTCAGGGACGGAGGAACACGATGAGCATCAACTGGGACGAGGAGCTGAAGAAGGCTGAAGAGGGAAGCCGACCTATCAGCATCGGTACCCACAACTTCAAGATTGTCGAGGCCAAGCCGGCGACCGCATCGACCGGCAACCAGATGATCAAGATGAGCATGAAGGCCGAGGGCGGTCCTGACAACAACAAGGTCGGGTACCTCAATCTCGTGTTCGCGTTCGACAATCCGCGCGCCATGTCGATGACAGTGCGACGACTCAAGACACTGGGCATCGACGAGACGTGGTTGAGAAGTGCCAACCCGTCGCTCGAGCAGATCGCTGGCCGACTGATCGGTCGGTCGTGCACGGGTAAGGTCACGCATCGTGATTTCAACGGGGCGCCGCAGAGCGACATCGACATCATTCCTGGGACAGGGCCAGTAGGCATTCCCAGCGCGCCGACGATCCCGGCTCCGGTCATCCCGCAGCAGGCTGGACCTGCTCCAGACATTCCGTTGGATGGTGGCGTGCAGCCGCCCCTGCCGATTGACCAACCGCCGCAGCCTGCACCGCCGCAGGCTAGTGCCCCGCCGCAGACTCCCGGGAATCCTTTCTGAGGTGCCGGCTGATCTAGACGATATCTTTGCCCGACAACGCCAGCTGCAGGTTGAGTCCTTCGGGATCACGCCGTGGGAGCTGAAGGGTGAGGACAAGCGCGCCTTCGTCGTGACCATGGCACTCGCCTCCATGGCTGAGCTCATTGAGATGTTGGCGCATATCAATTGGAAGTCATGGACTTCTGACGAGCCCGGTATCTTCTACGACCGCGATAAGTACGTGAAGGAGGGAGTGGACATGCTCCACTTCTTCGTCAACCTCATGCTTGTAGCGGATGCAGATGGTAACGAGGTGTATAGTAGGTACTTCGGGAAAGCAACAGTCAACGCCGAACGGCAGGCAGCGGGGTATGACGGAAGAAGTACCAAGGATCCTGTCACAGGCGAAGCTCTCGACGAGCCTGACTGAGGGGAGGTGAACATGCTTATGGCTGAGGCGATAGATCCCGAGAAGCAGCAGATCGTGCTCCGCGACCTTGAGGCGACGGCGGTTGACCTCGCGGCAGCGCAGGAGCAGCTCACCGAGCTGAAGGTTCGTCGGGACCTGCTCGTCGCCGCGGCTCGAGATGAGCGAGTTCCGTACGCAGACATCGCCAACAAGACTGGGATGTCGATCAGCTGGATCAACGCGTCGCTGGTCCGGACCGACGGCTACCGACCTCGAGCCGGGCGGCCGCGGCGTCGGGAGGGCGACGAGAGCTGAGATCGCGCCTGCCCGCGCGGCTGCCGCCCCTGGTCGATCTTCTCCTCGGCCAGGGGCGGTAGTGTGTTCCGCACAGGCTTTGACCTGGTTCTTTGCCGACGAACAGAAGTTCTGAGAAATCTTACAGGAAAGTATGGCTTTCGTGTTCATCGTTGTGTATAATGACTTCGCACAACGACAGACACAGACATGAAGGACCTTACCCGTGCCTAAGCTAGAGCTTCCTGTTTCGGGGGAGGTGACGACTACCGGCGCCGACCTGCTCAAGGCCGCGCTGGACCGAGTCGCACCCCTCCTCGCGAACCAGGTCGACCTCACGACGATCACGACGTCCGCGTCTTCGGCTTCGCCTGCGTCGACGGCGCCCGTGGTCAAGTCCGCGGCGTTCATCGACATCGAAGTCGCCGCCGAGTACTTCCGTCCGAACGGTGTGGCGTACGTGCCGCGCAGGATGCCGGTTGGTGCCGAGGTCATCCACGACGTTACGTTCCTACGTGCGAGCGCACGACTGTCGAAGCCTTGCCTCCTGTACGGCCCTCCTGGCACCGGCAAGACCGCGTTGATCGAGGCTGCGTTTCCCACGGTCGTGACCGTCCAGGGCACGATCGAGACCGAGACCGCTGACTTCGTCGGTAGCTGGGTCGCCAACCCGGACGGCACTTACTCCTGGGTCGATGGGCCGCTGGTCGTCGCCGCGGAGAACGGCCTGCCGCTGTTCATCGACGAAATCGCGTTGATCGACCCGCGATCGCTCGCGGTCGTGTACGGCGCCATGGACGGTCGCGGCGAGATCGTCGTGACGCAGAACCCGAAGCGTGGCGCGGTCAAGGTACAGCCCGGCTTCATTGTGATGGGCGCGTTCAACCCGAACGTTCCTGGTGCTGTTCTCTCAGACGCGCTCCTCTCGCGCTTTCCCATCCAGATCGAAGTCCAGACCGACTGGACGCTCGCCAAGGACCTGGGCGTCCCCGCCAAGATCATCCAGATCGCGCGCAACCTCGCTCGCAAGGTCGAGACCGCAGAGATGACCGGCAGCCCGCAGCTGCGAGAGCTGCTCGACTACCGCGACCTCGCTGGTGCGTTCGGTGAAGACTTCGCGCTGCAGAACTTCCTCGGTCAGATTCGCCCTGAGAATCGCGAAGTCGCGGTAAGCGTGATCGAGACCGTCATGGGCAGGAAGCCCTCTCCCCTAAGCCTCTACCGCTGAAAGCAGACACAGACATGGCCGCTCGTTCCGCAACCGCTCGCCAGCTCCGCACCAACTCTCATGTCATCTTCTCGCCTCGCGGGATCGACCAGTACGCCTTCTACTTCGAGTACGTCAACCTCAACGTCTCTCGCACCAACATCAACACCTACACCCGAGTGCTCGTGGTCGACAAGTGCGTGTACTTCTACCAGCGAGACCCCGGCAAGTCGCGCACCGTCTGGCGCCGTCTTCGCACGATGAAGACCAACGAGGAAGCTCGTGACTACGCGGTCACCATGTTCAAGGTCAGCGACCGCAACGTGTTGATGGGCTCTCCCGTGCTCGCCCAGCTCGAGCCGAGCGACCTCGTTCAGGTTGCCGCCGGCGAGATCCCCGGTGTTCGCTACCGCGCTCACGGTCATTTCAAGTCAATCTATGGTGAGTCCGACGTGAACTTCGTCGACCGGCCCGTCAACGTGCCGCTGAGTGATGCTGGCGTCGACCGCGCCATCGCGCTGATCGCGCCGCCGACGGTTATTTCGCCGGCTCCTCCCACTCCGGCGTGGACCTCGGGTACCAGTGGCGTCACCGCCGCGATCGCCAGTCTGGTGACTGAGGCTGAGGAGGCGGTGGACGACGACAAGGACTGGGGTGACGAGCCCTACTGAGACTCAGTAACGAAATCGTAACTCCTGAGGGGCCAGCGGCTGAAGAAGTCGCTGGCTCTTTCATACACGAGGGTGTATAATCTCAACATGACCCAGACAGAGACGCCTGACCCTCAGCGGGTTCGGGCCAGCACGCGGCTGACGGACGCAGCTCGGATCAGTTCGCTTCGCCCTGGCCACGTCATCGTTCACGCGGAGACCAAGGACTCGAACCCGAGGCCTCCCGCTCCCGCGTGGTACGACCACAAGACCGGCGACGCCAGCGTCCACTTCGACGCGGCTGAGGTCGATCTCGCCCGCTGGGTAGCCGGCGACGCTGAGGTCAAGGACCACATGCGGATCATGGGGCTGCTCACGCACGAGCTCGCCCACTCGAAGTGGTCCGGCTGGATGGACGCGGCGGTTCGTCGCGCCTGCACGTCAGCCGAGCTCGACGTGATCACACTCCTGGAGGAAATCCGGGTCGAGCAGCGGGCGATGTCAGTCGATCCCGACAACCGCGAGAAGTTCCGGGCGGCACTGCCGCTCGCCATGAAGGGTCTTACCGAGGAGCCACCGACGACTCGCGCGGCTCTGGCCCGCTGCTGGGCGCTCATCTACGGCCGCGCCATCACGGGTGTCGCCGACAAGAAAGAGCTCGAGTGGCTCGACGATGCGTGCAGTACCGTGCTGGGACGTGATGATCACGACCTCCTCGTTGATCTTCTTCAGGAAGCTGTTGAGCTCGACACGACGGTTTATATCGGTCGCATGATCGAAATCGCTCGGGAGTGGCTCGAGATCGTGGGCTCTGACGACGAGGACGAGGAGGACGGAACCGGCGACTGCGGTCGACACGGCAAGACCAAGAAAGAAGAGGACGAGGAGGAGTCCGAAGGCTCTGTCGGCGGCTCAGACGAGGAAGAGGAAGTCGAAGTCGAAGTCGAAGTCGCAGAAGGCGACGACAAGGAAGAGACCAAGTCGACGAAGCCCGCTGAGAGCTCGAGTGGCGAGCCGAGCGAGGGCGAGAAAGACGAGCCTTCTGACGACATGAGTGCCGGAGTCGCCGGCTCACAGGAGCGTGCTGAGGACAACGGCGAGGACGAGTCTGACTCGGAGCCGCTGTCTGAGGACGAGACCGAGTTGATCAAGGAAGTCCTCGAGCGACTGCTCGCGGGCATCGATGACAGCTGGGACCTTCCCGCCAGCGACCTGGCCGACCCGCGCGAATGGGCCGCCAAGGTCTTCGGTAGTGGTCGCGACTCCAAGCGGATCAGCCAGACCACTCCGTCACGCTCCGTGAGGCACCACGTGACCGACACCGCTGCGGCACTCCAGCAGTTGGCGATCCCAGCCGTCACCAAGGTGAAGACCTCCGCGGTCCTCCCGCCCGGTCGTATGAAGTCGCGTGAGGCGGTTCGCCGCTCTGCTGAGCGATCGATGGGGCAGATCGTCACGGCTCGACCGTGGGAAGGAACGCGCCGTACACACGCACGCGTCCGTCCGATCGTGGTCGGTGTCGCTACTGATACCAGCGGTTCGATGAGCTGGGCGGCGCACGCTGTCGCAGAGCTGGTCTACATTTGGACCAACGCAGGACAGCGAGTTGGAGCGAGGACCGCCGGACTCACGTTCGGTGACCACGTCATCTGCACCGCTCGTCCGGGGAAGCCTCTCCCCACCGTGCCGTTGAAGCCGGCGAATGAAGGAAGCGAGAACGCGGATCGAGGGCTCGCCGCGCTCGACGGCGTGCTGAACCTCAGCTCCGCGGACGGCGCAGCCAAGCTACTGGTGATCGTCAGTGACGGTCACTTCGTGATCTCAGGTGAGGAAGCCCGCGTGATCAAGCGGCTGAAGGACTTCAAGCGCGCCGGCACCAAGGTGATCTGGATCACGCCGTCCCGCTCTCACATGTGCAAGGAAGCGGCGAAGCAGGGCCTTGCCGAGATCATCGACGTCGAAGAGTCCGGCATCCCGGGTGAAACGACAACTGATACAATACAACGCACGGTACTCCGGCGCATCGCCGGGATGACCGCCTGACACAGACGAGAGCGAACATGGCACCGGTTGTGCGAACAGCAGTCGATGTCGCGGAGTTGCGGAACTATCTGGTTCGGCAGTGGCAGCCTGGCGGTGGTTTCCGCCGGGCTACCGAAATCGCCGTGAATCGAGCACTCAACGAACAACAACTCGACCGCGGCATCCGCTACAGGGACGAGGCCGAGACCGAGCGAGTCGCGCTCCAACGCTCCTCCTTGTGGTACGTAGAAGAGCCGATGGTAGACCTCCTCTGCGACGTGAAGGAGAGCACGCCCGACGACGTCACGCCTGAAGATTTGGTGTGGCCAGAGAACTCTGGCCTGGTCGTGTTCGCGCGACCGATCGGAGGCACCGCGATCGATAGGCCGCTCGGCGTGAACGCGCCGTATGCCGCGATCGACGCGCCGAAGGAGATCCACGCTCACAACACGGAGGTGTGGGCGATCATGTGGAACCGGTCGAACCTGCCGCCTTGGAACGGGTCGAAGCGGATTCCCTCGCTGTCCGTCCACTCCTATCGGATGCTCAACTTTGAAGACGGCCTCGATCCAGACGAACTCAACATGGCTCAGATGCTCGGCGAGCTCACGCCGGCGAAGATGGCGCTGAACGCTGAGAAGCTCATCATCGAGAAGACCGGTGAAGAGTTCGGCAATGCGCGTGATGCGGCGATCGCTGCGAAGCGTGAGGGCCTCGGCAAAGATGAGAACGTCCGCCTCATCAGCAAGTTGACCGGCTGCTTCTGGGCGCCGATGGGGCACAGCGACTGGCCGATGACTGATCAACTCGACTACATGCCGCCCTGGTGTCGAGAAGGCGTAATGTGGGACTCGTTCAAGGAGGACCGCCAGCTTGTCGCAGCGCTCTTCACCTGCCTCGCCGAGGAAGGTATCACCAGCCGAATGGTTGACCGTCCTTCTCGAGAGCTTCGCCGCCGATCTCAACGACAGGGTATTACCGGAGCTTCGGACGTGGTCGTCATCAACCTGCGAAAGCCTCGCCCAGTTCCGCATCCCGACTTCGTTCCAGCAGAACCTGGAACGGCTAAGTACTCTCATCGTTGGCTCGTACGAGAGCACATGCGATGGCAGCCCTGCGGACCTGGCCGAGAGCAGCGACGACTGACGCTGATTCCCGCTCACATCAAGGGTCCAGCTGACGCGCCACTCGTCGTGAAGACGAAGATCCATAGGTGGGTTCGCTGAAATCCTGCTGTCTGCTCTTCGTTATACTCATAGTTGTATTCATCGCCGTTGCCGTAGGAACTGTCATCGCGTTCTACTTCGCGCTGACACCACGCTGAAAGGAACCAAACATGTGGGTCATTGGAACTGACGGGTTCGTCTCCCTGGTCGCTCATCGCGACAGTGCTGATATGGTGCGGGCACGAGCTCGCCGCCGCGATCACCTGGTCGACACGTTCGGTCTGAGTGATGACGAGGTCGAGGACCTCGGCGAGAACTGTTCTGACTACCGATGGCATGCCGACATCAGTCGGGATCGTGCCGCCGAGGCGCTCGCCAAGATGGTGTACCGGATCGACTACACGAGTCATGTCAAGGAAGAGGTCTCAAAGGGTGACAACCTCATGTACCGAGCGATGATGAAGTGCTGGCGTGCGTTGAGACCGCTGCAGGACCCGATCATCGACGTGAACGACGAGGGCGAGTGGCGTGAGCCTACCCTCGACTTCGAGTGGCCGGAGTACGAGGATCGGTGAGTGATCCTGCGCCACTTCGGCGGCGCCAGAAGGAGATCGTAGACAACCCGGTTCCGCTAGGTCGGAACCGGGTTGTTCGACTTCCGCGCACTGCTGACCCGAACCTGCGGCCGGGTCGGCGGGTCAACCCCCCGCCGATCCCTCCTGGCGGCCCTCAGATCCCTGACCCGACACCGGACGAGGTTCCGCAAGAGCCGCCGGTCGTTCCGATCCTGCCTCCTGACGCGTGCCACCATCAATGGATGGTCATCGCCGAGCAGCGCTGGCGCTGGCGCGTCCGCGTCCAGTGCTGGCACTGCGGTGACTGGCACAGCGTGGCCGGCGCCTGGTGGTCGAAGCGCGACGTGGACCGCATCGTGGTCCGCACGCTCAAGCTCTTGGAGTACCGGAACGGCTAAAAGCCCTGGTAGAGGGATTTCTTTGACAATGTTGTACACATGAGTGTACACCTCATCCATGGTTGTGTATAATACACTCATGACAGAGACCCAGACGATCACCGAGAAGCAGGAGGCGTTCCTTCGGAAGCTGATTGCCGAACGGACGGGCTACTCGCCCGGATTCAAGACCCGCCTGGAGGGTGGCCTCGACGCCGGCCTCATCACGCGGACGAAGGCCAGCGAGGTCATCGGCTGGCTACTGGAGAAGCCCCGCGCCGTGGCGGAGGTCAAGTCGGCTTCTGAGGATGCGTCCTCGGTGCCCGCTGGCTTCTACGCCATCGAGTCGCTGACCGGCAACAACGACCTCGACTTCGTGCGGGTCGATCGGCCGGACAAGGGCAAGTGGGCTGGCTACGTCTTCGTGAAGCGGATCGTCGGTGGTCACCCGGAGTTCCCGGTCAAGGGAGCTGCCAAGCACGCCGTGCTCCAGGCCATCGCCGACGAGGGACCCGCCGTCGCCGCACAGCGGTACGGCTCCGAGATCGGGAAGTGCTGCCACTGCGGTCGCACGCTCACCGACGAAGAGAGCCGGAAGCTCGGCATTGGTCCGGTCTGCCGCGGTGACGTCGCGAACCCGCTCGTCGCGATGATGTTCCCCGCGGCTCCGGCTCCTGTCGCCGAGGCCGTGTGATCGCGGGCGGGCGCCGGGAACCCGCCAGTCCTGCTGCGCCCGCCCGCAACTCCCAATCGGGTGCGTCCCGATCGGCACTCGCCTGCTGCACCGGAAAGTCCGGATGGCGAGTGTCGTTCCGGCTGCAATCCGACTTACCTGACCTATCCACAGCTTACCCATCCAACCCGACAGTTCAGCCGAGTCGGAGGCGGTTATGTTATACTCTGATGTAACCGCCGCCGCCGTTTTCCAGACACAGACAGGAGAAATATGGCGACAACGACGATGCCGATCGCGGCGATCCTACTCGACCGAGAGTTCTTCCCTCGGAAGGGGATCAACGAGATCAACGTCCGCAAGCTCGTGGACGCGCTCGAGCAGGAGTCACCGGCTGAGCTGCCGCCGCTACTGGTCAGCGATCCTGAGCACATCTTAGTCGATGGCTTTCACCGGCACCGCGCCTACGAGAAAGTGGGCATCACGACAGTGCCGGTCGAGTTGAAGCACTACAACTCGCGTGCTGACATGTTGCGTGACGCCATCACGGCGAATGTGGGTCGTGGTCAGGACCTCCAGCCGTACGACTATGCCCGCTGCCTCATCCTCTGTGAGCAGGTGGGGATCAGCGACACGGAGCTGGCCGGCTTGTTGCGGGTCAACACCGTCCGTCTCGACAGGATCAGAGAGCAGCGGATCGGTCGCACGCTCGGCCACAAGAAGATCGCGCTGAAGCGATCGCTCTCACATCTCATCGAGCATGAAATCACGCCGGAGATCGAGCGGCTCAATGAGCACGCTTCCGGCATGCAGCCCGTGTTTCACGTCGATCAGTTGATCGCTTTCCTCGAGGCTCACGCCTTGCCGGACGACGATAAGCTGAGAACGCGGCTGACGCGCCTCGGCGCTCTCATCGACGACTACCTCAGCGAACTCTGAATCAGACAGGAGACGATATGGCAGCACGCGACCTCATGAACGGCAAGACCCGGTGGGCGACCTACGAGGTCACCCTTCACGTCGACACTCTCGTGGGCGGCATTCCCAAGGACCCCGACACGATCAGCAAGTGGCTGAAGGCCCGCCTCGAGCTGGGCGACGTCGAGACCCAGGCCATCGTCGAGCGGACGCTCGCCGAGATGGGGCTGGAGCACATCGACAATCCGAGCCAGCTCGACGAGGTCATCGACAAGGTGATCGAAGAGTCCTACCAGGGCAACGGCTTCAAGGTCATCGACGGCAAGCTCGTCTGGGAGGGTCGCTGCCTCAAGGCGGCGTTGAAAGAGGCGAGCAACGCACTCTACCCGGGCGTGTCGAAGTGGCCCGGCCATCCCGGCACCAACATCCGGAAGGGCCTTCAGGCGTACCTGACGGAGCGGGTCGAGGTGGTCCAGACCTACCTTCCGCTCGGTCGTGAGAAGCCGGACATCACCGGAGAGCAGCGCATCAAGCACGTGACCGGACCGCAGGGCAAGCGCTCGGCCGTCAACGTCGTGGACGTCTGCAAGGACGTCACCGTCACGGCCACGCTCAAGGTCCTCGACGACTGCATCCCAGAGGAGCTCTGGCTTCAGATCTGGGAGTACGTCGAGTGGGGTGGCGTTGGCGCGGATCGCTCGCGCGGCGACGGCCGCTGTTCGGTTGAGGACTGGAAGCGGATCATCTGATTCGACGCATGAAAAGGGCCGGCACCTTCGGGTGCCGGCCCTTTTCGCGTTCCGCGACTACTGCTTCGGGTTGGATCCCGGGGAGAAGTCGGAGTACCCGACCTCGCCCTTGTCCTGGCCTTCTCGAGGGACGTCGGGTCGTTCGCCCTCGCGCGGGATGTCTGGCCGCTTGCTCGGGTCGGCCCACTCCGTCTGCACGTTCTCAGACTGGCCGGGCTGATTAGCGCGCTGCTGACGCTCCTGCTCTTCGCGACGGCGCTGCTCTTCCTGGCGCTGCTGATCTTCGCGCTGCTGCTCTTCCTGGCCCTTGTCCTTTGCCATGTTGACCTCCGCACTGGAATGACGGGGGCCGGCTGTGGATCGGCCCCCGTCAACTGGTGACTTGCCAGCTAGATGTCCTTACCCCCTGACTAACGATATGATAACCAGTATGTCGTTGGCAGATGATCCTACTGCGAAGTTCGAGGCGAGCCTTCGCGCGTTGAGCGATCAACAACTGCGCGACTATCTCGCGAAGTCACCGGACTGGGCGAAGCCGCTGGTGCAGGCCGAGATCAATCGCCGGCAAGGTGTGGTGTCGCTCCCTACCGCCACGCCGTTCTCTACGCCACTGCCGGCGCTGACTCTTAGCGACCCTGCCACGATGGACATCACGGCATATCGTGGTGACTCGGGAACGTTCCGGGTGACGGTCACCCAAGATGGATCGCCGGTCGACGTGAGTACTGCCACCTGGGACTGCGACATCCGCGCTCAGGAAGACGCCACCACCACGCTCGCTACGATGACGGTCACGCCCGTGTCGGGGCAAACCAATGCGGTCGACGTACACCTCTCCGCGGATGAGTCGGCGAAGGTGAGCGTGGCCGCGGTCTGGGACTTGGAGATGACGCTCGGCGGTGAGGTCACGACGCTGCTTCGTGGCAAGTTCACCGCGACCAAGGACGTCAGCCGCCTCCTGTCCTGATCGGCCTGTTACGATCCGCATCATGCCATACGACGCGGTTCCGTTCCCGCGGACCGTTCCCTATGACGCGCCTGATCCGCCGGACCCGCTTCTCGATCAACGGGCGGCGCGAACGCTCTTCGCTGTTCGTCGTCGAGAGAATCAGGCGATCGGCTACCGGCTCGCGCGGGACGGTGTCGCGATCCAGTACATGGACGGGCGCGAAGAGATCACGCCTTGGCCAGACACTCTTGACTTTGCTCGAGAGCGCTACGGGCTTCGTGACCGATTGCAAGACGATGACGACGATGATTCTTCGCGTCGAGAGAGACGCCAGGAGCGGCGTCGCGAGCGGCGCGAAGATCGGGGCGACCGATGACCGCCGGTGGCGACGCGAGCCTCGCCGTCGCGTTCTCTCAGGTCGGCGTCACCGAGTCCCCGCCGAACTCGAACCAGGTCCCCTACTGGGACTGGTGGGGTTGCAACCTCGGATCCTGGTGCGCGTGCTTCGTGAGCTACTGCAATGCCATGGCGGGTTATCCGCTCCCGGCGCTCGACGGCTCGTGCTCGGGCGTGCCAGGTTTCGTGAGTTGTCCGAGCGGGACCTACCACTCGTGGGCGTATGGCGAGCAAGCGCCATCCCCTGAGCCCGGCGACGTGCTGATCTTCAGCTGGTACGGCTGGAGTCTCTACGACGGCATCCCGATCATTGACGACGGCTCCGAGTGGACGGGCTGGGTGGCAGGTGATCACACCGGCTACTTCGTCCGAGACCTCGGCGGTGGCTGGATCGAGACAGTCGAGGGGAACACCAGCCAGTCGAGCTGGGACAACGGCGGCGCCGTGATGAACCGCACCGACCGCTACTGGGGTCAGATCTGCTCGCTGTGGCGCCCCTCGAACTACGGCGGCAGCGGCGGGCCAGGCCCGACACCACCACAACCACAGGATGACGACATGTACCAGACCTGCCTGATCACGACTGCAGGACACCCCTGGAACGGCTCGGTGTTCATGTGTGCTGGCGGCCGAGCCGTCGGCATGAGCGATCCGAACATCGTCGCGAACCTCCAGGCTCGCGGCCTCGCCGGTCCCACGATCAACGTCGAGGCGTGGGACATCTATGGCGGGTATGAGATCGTGTACCCGTCAGGTCCCGGTGCTGTTCCCGGATGAGGTTGGTTCAGCTGTAGGAAGGTTCGCGATTCCGGCTTGCACGTGAGCCAGGATCATGCCGTCTGAGATGACGGCGGGGTCGTTGCCGGGATCGGGGTTGCCGTTGGCGATGGCCGAGGCGTATGCCGCTTCGACGTCAGCGGCTGTGACCACATCCCACATGATCTCGTCGAAGACGGGATACGGCGGTACGACACCTTCCTGTGCGATGCACGACGTTACTCGTCGCTGCAAGGCGACGTCTGACTGGCTGATCGCGATTGTTTCGTAGCTCATTCAGCTCACCTTGAAGACGTTGAACAGGGGGGCGTAAGGGTTGTTCGCCCCCACGGACTCGATCGTGGTGGAGATGCCAGCGTTAGGACAGTAGATCACTACCTGTACGTAGTCGTACTCGTTCAGCCAGCCCACCCAGGTCAGCGAGTCCATGTTCGGAGTGATCGCCTTGCGGTAGATGACACCGCCGGCGTTTCGCCAGAACCCCAGCTGACAGTTTGCGCCTAGGTTACCGGCGTAGAGATAGGTGTTGAGAGCGTAGACGCCTGACTGTCCGAGTGGAATCCGTACGTAGTTGTTGTTGCTTCCGGGGAAGAACCCTCCACTATCACTGATAGCGATGTTCCATGACAGCGCAGTCCAGGTGTTCTGCGTCAGGGACTGCGCCACGCTCTGGTAGACCTCGCAGCCGACCCTTGTCGGCTGACCGACACCGCCGCCGGTGAGGTACTGCCAGGCCGTTCCGTCCCAGTACTTGAGCGCAGGCATCACGCCACCTTGTAGATGTTCATCATAGGCGAGTTCGGTGAGTTGGAGTTGGATGCTGCTGCGGTTTCGATGGTGGTCGAGTAGCCCGTGTTAGACGTGAGTACGCCCACCTTCACGTAGTCGGTGGCATTGAGCCAACCGACCCAAGTGATCGCATCGAGCGGCGAGATGAATTGCTTGCGGTAGAAGATTCCGCTCTGTGACCCTCGCCAGAGCCCGATCTGTGTGGTGGTCCAGAAAGCTTGAGTGTACGCCATCACGGCGTACATCCCGCTCATCCCTGCCGGGATGGTGAGCCTGTCCTTGTTGGTTGTCGAGTTCCAAAACGGCCCACTGTCGAAGGCCACGGCGTCGAAGGTGAAGTAGGTCCAGACGTTCGCCGTGATCGGCTGGCTGACTGTCTGGTACGCCTCGGCACCGTAGCGGTAACCCTGCACGTGCCCGCCCATGTCGAGCGATTGCCACGCCGATCCGGTCCAATACTTCAGGCGGGACACTCAGGGCACCTGCACACAGGTCCAGGCCATGCGAACTCGGTCGTTGGCGTCGGATGCGCTGTTGGCGTTGGTCGCCACCTGCCACGTGTGGTTCCCGGCCGCAAGCCCTCGAATGACCTGGCTGGACATGCACGGCTTGTGACTGCCGGTCTCGTTGAAGTAGTAGTCGCCCCAGTTTGATTGCGTGACTCCGTCAAGCTGAAGGGTCACACCGCACATGCCGACGGCCAGCCCCCAACACGTCGCCGACCAGACAACCAGCACGTCAGCCTTGAACGGCAACGACCAGGTAGTCGAGACAGGCCATGGCCCCGCAGCAGCGAAGTTGTTGAGGTAGAAACCCGACGGTTCGTCGGT